GCGTAACCAAGCCATCAAAAATACCACTGAAATCAATTTCTGAAACAACCTCTTTTACTTCCCCTATCTTTGCACTCACAGAGTCCCATACTGACATCACCGTCGTCCGGAACGCCTCATTAGCCTGCATCAGATAAGCGAATCCTGCGGTCAGTCCCGCTATTGCTGTTACCACAAGCCCCACCGGGGATGTTACTGCAGCAATAACCTTTGCCATTGTTCCGAAGCCCGTTGTCATCGTGCCGATCACATTCAATGCTGGTCCAATCCCTACAGCAACAGCCGCGCCGATTCCTGCTACTTTCACAATCAGACTCTGCACAGATTCCGGCAAGGTGTCAAACCGCGCTTTCATTTTCCTGGACCTTCTGGACTACATTGGCAAATGCTGCTCCGAACTTTACTCCAAGTTCAGATGCTTTTGTCTCAAGTGCTCCCAAGCTTTCGCTGAAATCTGCCATCAAAGGTTTTAACTGGGAGAAAAAGCCACCGCCCTGACCTCCTGCATCAAGGAAGTTTGCTCCGATACGTGAAATAGACGCGCCGATATTGTCAAGTGCAGCAGAGAATGATGTTTCGCCTATGATCTGTGCTGCACCGCCAATATTTTTCTCGATTGCAGAGTAGAGCATCTGAGACGATATCTGCCCGTCAGACGCAAGCTGTTTTACCTCTGAAGCGGCCACTCCTGCTTCTTCGGCAATCCACTGATATACCGGGAGTCCGCGGTCTGCCAATTGCTCCAGATCTTCCGTATACACGGTCTGGCCTGTCTGGACTTTATTGATGATCGATCCCATCTCCGACATGGATGTTCCGGCAATCGCAGCCGCATCTGCTGTCATGCTCAGATACTTCGTCAGTTCCTGCCCCGGCTTAATCCCGGCAGCCACAGCATTCGCCGCGGTAGTTGCCGCCTCGTCCAGACCAAAGGAGGTTCCTTTTACTGAGGCAAGCGCAGAATCCATAATCGTTTCTACGCTCTCGGCATCATGTCCAAGCCCCAGGAGCTTCGCGCGGGCGTCGTCGATTCCAGTCAGGCGGTTCCAGCCTTTTGCAAGAGTGATCCCGGCAAGGGCTGTCCCTGCGGCAAGAGCAGGCTTTGTGATCTTGCTTGTCAGGCTGTCGCCTACAGAAGATATCTTTTTGCCTATACTGTCAAACTTAGCCGAAAAACTATTTACTGCTTTCTGAGCCGTAGAAAACGCCTTTTCAAATCCACTACTGTCCCCGGTAATCTTTGCACTTAAAGTATAGTCAGCCACTTCTCCGCCTCCTTCCTGGTTTCTTCATTCCATTCTTCTGGTAAATCAGATCGATCCATGACTTTCCTTCCTTTTCCTCTACTTCCCTGATAATCCTCAGATTGTCATGGATCACTTCCATGTCCGCCTTTTGGACTTTAGCTTTCCTCCAAAGTTTCAGCGCGCGTTTATTTTTCTTTCGATTTACGTTATACATTGCTGTGAATACCGCATTATAAATAAACGTTGTGTCAGACACCGTCTTGTTTTCCCATGCTTTATAAATAAATGCTTTTTCCCGTTGTGTAAGCGATTCGTAATCTGCTTTTGAATACCCAAAATTGACCGCAAAAAAAGCGAAGTCTATCTCTTTTAGATATGGCTCCGCTATACGGTCATACTCCGGATCTGGATCATTAGGGAAATACTCATAATCAATCAGGCGTCGCGGAAGAAAAAAGGGCAGTCCCTCTCAAGTGCTTCAAGAACAGCTCCGTTGACTGCCAGATATCCTTCGTTCTCAATCAGAGCCTCCGCCATTTCCATTCCGCTCTTTGGAGCAACAAATGCATCAGCACCTTCTTCTTTCAGCCCATATGCAAAGTACGTTTTCAGTGCCGTAATTCCCATCATTCCCCGGTGCGAACTTAAATCAGCCATTGTCGGCATCCCAATTGCATTTTCGATCAGTTCGACACGCTTCAGGTTGTACTTCAGCACATAATTTTTCCCGTCAATCTCAAACATCTCTCGTCCTCCTTACGCCTTCGCTGTCACTGTCGCCACTCCGGCTTTCAGCGCCTTCCCGTCTGCGTCTGTCTCGATGATCATGATCTGCTGACCTGCAGTCGCAGTAATCTCTGCTGATCCGTCCCAACTGGTCTGGGAAATAACTTCTCCATACGCGGGATAATCAAGCGGTGCAGTGCCGACTTTATAAAAATACTTGTTTCCTGCGCCTTTAATCGGATTTACATATACCGCTGTATTTCCTGGCGTCTCACCTTCCACGGATACAACCGTAAGCGGCTCAATCGCCGCGCTTCCATCCGGCATTGTGTCCGGGCTGACCGCATCCAACATCAGATCCACAAGTCTCCCCATTCCATCAAGTGTCAGGCTGTACGTTACCGCATCATCAAACGGCGCTTCGATCGGATAGTCTGTGATCACTGCAAGACCTCCAAACATCCCCCGCTTTGTCTTTCCGTTTACGACTTTTACGCACACCGGATCACTGTTTTCAAACGCCCGGGAAAGGATTGTATGGCTCTCATCATTCGGAACATAGAGCCCATCGTTGTCAATGCTCCACTCTTTCATTCCCGCGATCTTTGATTTCCAGCCTCCTTCCGTATCCTTCGACGTGATCTCAATGCTGTCTGCAGACCGGTTGATCGTAAGTCCCTGCTGTCCGCTGATCGCCAGAAGCTTGTCTCCTGTCTGATTCCAGATTGCAAGCAGGATGTCTTTTCCAGCCAGCGCCTTTGCCGCGGTGCTGGAGAAATCGCAGTACGCGTTATTGTCATTTGCAAATAACTGCAACATCATAAATTCTCTATTCTTCACCTTTATACCTCCATCTATATTTTGCATTTATAGCCATAGCAGACCATAAATTCGTATGCCAGCACGGCATGCTTTTCTTTTGTTTCATCTGTCTTGATCGTCTGGATCCCGTTGTTCGTCTGCATGATCAACTCATACTCTTCCGGGAGATCAATATCCTCAGTCAGCGCTTCTTCCAACTTCTGAATGAGTTCATATATCTGTACTGAGGACTCCCCTGGCTCAGCGATTGCATGGATCCAGACAGTAAAAATATCCCGCCACATCGTCTTTGAATGCGCGGGACGCTTGCCGACCACCTCGGCATAATAGAAAGGACTGATCTTATTGATCGGCACTGCATCATAGCACCTAAGCCTAGTCCTTTTTTCTACCTTATTCTGGATGGCAGAAATCAAATCTACCAGCCCCATCTGCTTATATGCCATGTCCTATCCTTTCTTGATAGCGTTTAGGAGATCCTGATAGTAGATAAACGCCTGAGTATCCGCATTTGCCTTTAAAAACCTCTGTCCCTGGACATACCCACCGTCTATCGTCCTGTGTCCGTACTCAACGTGGGGCGCATACTCCGCAATGTATCCCATCTCATCACCGTATGTACTGGAAGAATTCCGCAGTTCTCCGCTGTCCACCGGGGTCCCGCCGTTCCTGGCTGCATTCAGCATCTGTGTCACATTCTTCTTGACCACAGCGTTAAAACGGATCTCATTCATAGACCGAAGCTTTTCAGCCAGGGCATCGATCTCTGCCTTATCCAGTTCGACCGAAAATACTTCTGACATACCATCACTCCTTGTACACCTTCACTTGTATTGCTGTCCACCGCGGTGACAGATCAATCACCTGCGTAATGTCCTGTTCTCTTCCGTCTATCACAGCTTTCTGGCACTTGGGAAAGCGATGATAAGGGATCGGAATAATAAATCTCTGCTCATTCCTGGTCACTCCCCTGTCATCCAGAGCGATCTGCTCATCCGTCCACGGCGTGGATCTGACTCTTGTCACACACACGACTTTCCATTCGTACACGGGATTCTTAAGTGCATCTTCCCCAACCTTTTTCCGTGCTTTCAGCAGACACTTTTTCCAGATCACAGAAAATGCACCACCTTCCCGCTTCCGCTGCTGTTCGACTGACGCTCTCTATACAGGGCAATCTCATCCGCATATTCGGACAGCACATCATCTACAAAGGATGTAGAGATATTCGCCGCGCCCTCCGAGGTAATCCCCTCATAATAGGCGCGGCGGTGCATCTTAATCACAGCATCCACGCAGATCGACTCAAATAAGGCAGGAAGAATATCCACACCGAGCCTCAGGCAAAGCCTGTCAGACACAATGCGGATATATTCATCCAGCGTATCGCCAGACACTTCCTCTTCCGGGATCCGGCGACGTACTCTTTCGATCAGCTCCATATCATCACCTTACTCCTGAAATGTCGCCTGAGAGAAGTTGAATGTTACCACTGAACTGCCATCAACCACTACCTCAAAGGTATCTGATGCAGTCACTCGGAACACGTTGTCAGCCTCCCATGCAATGTCTTTCTTCGTTTCCTCTCCGTTCTTCTTAAATGTCATCGTAGTTCCCGTCTGGCTTAACCTAAACGGGAAGAAATAGCCTTCCTGCTCCTCCGGTTCTGCTTCATTGAAACCTGTATACCCGGTCACATGCTTCAGCGTTCCGGTTACAGTTCCATCTTCGAAAACTTTAATGTCGTCCCCAACAAGCGATGATACCCGCTTGCCATACAGCGTCTGACCCTGGGACGGAATAGTCAGAATGTCAGACGCTATCATTCCCCCGAGATTGTACCGACGAACACACCATCCTGGAATTCAGGGAAGAACTTCACGCAGGACATCAGCAGGGTGTCGACCGTTGCATTCCCTGTTTTAGCAGAGTGTGTCATTCCGACAAGACCGGTTTCATCCGCGATCAGGTTGAATGTCTGCGCCACATCACCAGACATCGGCACATATGCGCCCCTCAGGTTCTCCCTCGCTGTTGCGATCGGCTTTTTCACTGTTACCTGCGGAGAGATGATCGCTGTCCCCAGTCCGAGGAAGTTCTCGATGTAAGTGAAACCAAACGCCGTCTGCATTGTGATCTGCGCGGTCCCCAGGTAATCTGCTACATCCTGCTGATTGATAAAATAGACCGGAGTCACATCCTCATCCTCGTAGTACCCCTGGAGCTTCGCCCACAGATTTGCAAGGACTTTCTGGAGATTTGTACCAGTCGCTGTGCCTGTTCCTGCCTTCAGCACAGTATAAAGAGAGCCCTTGATCCCTTTCTGTACTTTCTTGACCAGTTTTTCATCACTCTGGTTGATTGCGATATCTCTTCCAACCTTCTGGATTGCTTCAGCGGTCGTATTCCTGCGGTATTTATCCAGATCCAGGGTGATCGTGTCCGCCAGCTCTCTCTTAACATGGGTGAGACCGATATCTTCGCCCTCTCCGACCTGCGCTGCCGGCTCACCTACTGTCCATTTATAGATCTTGATATCTGTACCGGCAGCCATCGGGATTAGATCCGTGATGCCGAGAAGCTGCTGCAGCTCTACGATATTCTGGGAAATCCGACTCGTAAAATCAACCGAAATCGCCGGCGCAAGATCTGCCGCCGTTGTCGTTCCTGTTTCTGCTGCAAATAACTGCAGCATTTTAAATTCTTTGTTTTTCATCTCATACCTCCATCATTTGAATAAATGCATATTCTCATTGATCAGTCTCTGGCGCTCAGCACGGTCCTTCACCTTCATGATCTGCTCCTTGGTCAGTCCGGAAGCACCACCTGCTTTCGGCGGTTCGCCTTTCAGCGCATCCTTCACCGCCCTATTTACCGCTGCTTCAAACAGGGAAATAAAGTTTTCCACTGATTTCTTCGTCTTGTCAGCATCTTCGGAAACCAAAATACTCAGAAGATCATCGCCGATATTGATGTTCTTCTCACTCAGCATCGCACGTGCTGATTTCGACATTTCGGAAATTGCCTCTTTCCGAAGGAGTTCCTGAACCTGCTCCTGCAGCTTCTTGTTCTCGTGTTCCGCCCTCTCCTGAGCGTTCATCTCTGTCAGGCGCTTCGCCTCATCCAGTTCCTTCTGGTGCTTCTCCATCATCTTTGCAAATTTCTTGTCAAAAATACGATCCAGATCTTCGTCTGTATATTTCGGTACGGATTTTGGATCAGTTCCCGGCTCAGGATCGTC